GGAACACTTTACTTTCGATGTACCTGGAGCAAAATTTATGCCCCAGTATAGAAGTAAGTATTGGGATGGAAAGATTCGTCTCTTTTCAACACACACTGGAGAGATCTATGTTGGTCTTCTTGATAAGGTAGTTTCGTGGGCTAAAAAATGGGACTATCAAGTAGAATTTAAAAATAATAAATTCTACGGAACTCCTTTAGAAGAGAATGAAATGATCTCTTATGAAGGAGTCAAAGATTATATGACTCGGATTTCTAGACACAAACCACGAGATTATCAAGTAGATGCAGTTTATGATGCACTCAAATATAATCGTAAACTTTTAATTTCACCAACGGCTTCTGGTAAGTCATTGATGATTTATTCTATTGTCAGGTACTTTGCAGAGAGAAATCAAAAGATACTCCTAGTGGTCCCTACAACCTCCTTGGTTGAACAGATGTTCAAAGACTTCCAGGACTACGGATGGAACGCAGAGGACTACTGCCACCGCATATACAGCGGTCGTGAGAAGACGAATGAATCTCCTGTAGTCATTACTACTTGGCAGTCCATTTATAAACTTCCTAGATCTTTTTATGATTCATTTGATGTAGTTATTGGAGACGAAGCTCACCAATTTAAATCCAAATCTTTGGTTGGAATCATGACCAAAATGGATAATACAAAATATAGGTTCGGTTTTACGGGTACACTTGATGGTACTCAAACGCATAAATGGGTATTAGAAGGTTTATTTGGACCTTCTTATAAAGTGACTCAAACTAAAGAATTAATTGATAAGGGACATCTATCTAAACTTCAGATCAAAATCATTATTCTCAAACATAATCCACAACAATTTGAAAACTTTGAAGATGAAGTTCAATTTATTATTGGCCACCCGAAACGAAATAACTTTATTAAGAATCTTGCACTAGATCTCAAAGGTAATACTCTTATTCTTTTTTCCAGAGTTGAATCTCATGGTCAACCTCTTTACGAATCAATAAATAATTCTGCTAAGGATGGTCGTAAAGTTTTTTATGTTCACGGCGGAATAGACGCAGAAGAGAGGGAATTGGTTAGGGAGATTACTGAGAGAGAAAAAGATGCGATCATTGTGGCTTCATATGGTACGTTTAGTACAGGAATTAACATTAAGAATTTACATAATGTTATTTTTGCTTCACCTTCGAAGTCTAGAATCCGTAATCTCCAATCAATTGGAAGAGTTCTAAGAAAAGGTGATAATAAAACTCAAGCAGTTTTATACGATATCGCTGATGATTGTACTAAAAATTCAAGAAAAAATTATACCCTCAACCATCTAATAGAGAGAGTAAAAATTTATAATGAAGAGAATTTCAATTACGAATTTATACAGGTAAATTTAAAAGAATGATGGAAGAAGATTTCTATGCAGTTATTAAATTAATTTCTGGAGAAGAGATATTTTCAATTGTTTGTCCATCTGAAGAGGATGAAAAGACAATGTTAATATTGAATAACCCAGTTACTATAGAAGTTATTGTTATGAAACAAATTGGTATGCAAGGATATAAGATAGATCCTTGGCTTAAATTTGCAGATGATGATACATTTTTACTGGATATGGATAAAGTTCTCACCATCAGTGAAGTTCGTGATGTAGAAACTATTGAAATGTATCACAAATTTATAAAACAACAACAGAATAAAAACTCAAAAAATCCATTAACAGAAGAGATGGGATATCTCTCATCAGTATCTGAAGCAAGGAAAAGACTTGAGAAACTTTATAGAGGCCAATCAGATATTAAAGAAAGCTAATCTTTGAAACTCCACAGAGTAATTGTACCAACTTTTATGGGGTATTGTCAATAGCCGAATATTCTGTTATAATAAGAACATCTAATAATAGCAGGACTCATGAAATGCTGGCACCAAAAAGAAAAAGATCCGAACATTATGTAAACAATAAAGAATTCCTTGAAGCGATATGTGAGTATAAAATGAAGGTGAAGGTAGCTGCAGAAAAGGGTGATCCTAAACCTCGTATTACCAACTATCTGGGAGAATGTTTCCTTAAGATTGCTACACACCTATCTTACAAACCAAACTTTGTCAACTACATGTTCCGTGAGGACATGATCTGTGACGGTATTGAGAATTGTGTGCAGTATATTCACAATTTTAATCCAGAAAAATCTTCAAATCCTTTTGCTTATTTTACTCAGATTATTCACTATGCATTTCTGAGAAGAATTCAAAAAGAAAAGAAACAAATGGAGATTCGTTCCAAAATCATTGAACGGTCAGGATATGATGAAGTGTTTACTGTTGATGGTGACGGAATTGATGCCGAAGAGTATAATAGTATTAAAGATGCAATTCAAACAAAGATGTATCAATGACTTTAGTTGCTTGTATAACTGATACCCATTATGGTGCTAGAAAAGGTAGTAAAACCTTTCATGATTATTTTAAAAAGTTTTACGAAGATGTCTTTTTTCCTGAATTGGAAAAGAGAAATATCAAACATTGTATTCACTTAGGTGATGCATTTGATAGTCGTAAATCTATTGATTTCTGGTGTCTGAACTGGGCAAAAGAAAATGTTTATGATAAATTTCGAGATCTTGGTATCACCGTATACCAAATTGTAGGTAATCATGATGCATACTATAAAAATACCAATGAAGTCAACTCTATTGAGTCCCTGTTAAGAGAGTATGATAACATTGTCCCCATTTCCAGCCCAGGTGAATATGAAGTTGCTGGATTAAAAACATTTATGATTCCCTGGATCTCTCCTGAGAATCGTGAAGAGACTTTAGAGAAACTTTCCAAAACTAAATCAAAAACGGTTTTTGGTCATCTTGAACTCCAGGGATTTAGTGTTTATCCTGGTAATATCCAACAACATGGAATGGAAGTGAATGTTTTTGATAAGTTTAGAATGGTATGTTCTGGACATTATCACACCCGTTCAAACAATGGAAAGATTTTTTACCTTGGCAATCCTTATCAACTTTATTGGAATGACGTTGATGATAAAAGAGGATTTAACTTTTTTGACACAGAAAGTTTTGAGTTAGAGTTTGTTCAAAATCCTCATAACATGTTTGAGAGGATTTATTATGAAGATCAAAATCCAAATTTATTCAACACAACTTCTTGTAAAGATAAAATTGTAAAAATCATTGTTCGTAAAAAATCCGACCAACTTCTTTTCGAAAAGTTTGTAGATAAGATCTATAAGACCGGAGTTGTAGATATTAAAATTGTTGAAAACTTTGAAGTTAATGACGATGATGTAGATTTTGACCAAGAAAAAATAGAGGACACAATCACTATTTTAAATAAATATGTTGAAGACTCTGATTTTGATCTAGATAAAGAAAAGGTCAAAAAACTTTTGCGAGAAGTCTATCAAGAAGCTTGCGAAATAGAATAAGTATGTACATGATTACGCCATATGGAGACGAAGACGGCGCTTATGCGGTAGCGGACGATCATGGCGAAAGGACCTTGTACTTTTTTCAAGATGAAGATGACGCAGAAAGATTTGCAGGTCTTTTAGAAGCCGATGATCATCCTGAAATGGAAGTTGTTGAAATAGATCCAGAACTTGCAATAAAAGCGTGTCACCAGTATAATTACAAATACGCTATTATAACTCCCGATGACTTTGTGATTCCTCCCAGAAAATATGATTTTGTTCAAAACGATTAAGTGGCGTAATTTTCTTTCTACTGGAAATCAGTTTACTGAAGTAAACTTTCAAGACGCTCAAACAAATTTGATTGTAGGAACCAATGGTTCTGGTAAGAGTACCATTTTGGATGCTCTTACTTTTGTGTTGTATAATAAACCATTCCGAAAGATCAATAAACCACAACTCATTAATGCAGTCAATGAAAAAGACTGTCTTGTTGAAATCGAGTTCTCTATCGGAAATAAGGAATATAAAGTTGTCAGAGGTATTAAACCAAATATATTTGAGATCTGGATTGACGGAAAGGTACAGGATCAGGATTCCGCAGCTCAGGATCAACAAAAGAAATTGGAAGAGGGTATTTTAAAACTCAATTATAAATCTTTTACTCAAACAGTAATTTTGGGATCTGCCACTTTTGTCCCATTTATGCAGTTGACTTCTTCCAATCGTAGAGAGATTGTCGAAGATCTTTTAGACATCAAGATTTTTTCTACGATGAATAATCTCTTGAAGGATAGAATGCGTAAAACAAATGAACTCATTCGTGAATATTCAATCAAGAAAGATATGATTGAAGATAAGATTGATATGCAGGAAAACTTCATCAAAGATCTTGACAAGAGTGGTAAAGAGAGAATTGAAAAGAAAGAAGATCAGGCCAAATCTTTAGATAATGAAATCGTTGAGTTAAATGATGAAAATGAGACTTTAATTGCAAAGATTCAAAAAGATCTTCAACCAAAATTAGAAGAATTAAACAATACCAACTCAACTCTGAAGAAACTTAGTACTATCAAAGCAAAACTTGAACAAAAGATTCAAACTTTAGTATCCGATCATAGGTTTTTTCAAGAAAATTCGGTTTGCCCTACATGCACTCAAAGCATTGAAAATGAATTTCGCTTAAATAAGATTGCCGATATAGAGGAGAAATCCAAAGAACTCAATGACGGATACCAAGAGTTGGAGGATGCAATCAATGTAGAACAAGAAAAAGACAAACAATTTTTATCTTATTCTACGGAGATTAATAGACTCAACAATGACATTTCCCACAACAATGTTAAAATTACTGGGCTTAACAAACAAATCAGAAATCTTGGACATGAAATTCAAGAAATTACCGAACAAATTCAAAACCGAAATTCTGAGCGTCAAGCCCTTGAAAACTTAATAAAAGATCTTGAAACATTAGAAAAAGAAAGATCTGCAGAAAAGGAACAGGTTAATTATTACGAGTTCGCTCATTCATTGATGAAAGATGGTGGAGTAAAGTCAAAGATCATCAAAAAATATCTGCCTCTTATGAATCAGCAGATAAACAAGTATCTACAGATGATGGACTTTTACATCAATTTCACACTGGATGAAGAGTTTAAGGAGGTTATCAAGTCACCGGTTCACGAAGATTTTAGTTATGAATCGTTTAGTGAAGGTGAGAAGATGCGTATTGACCTTTCTCTTTTGTTTACCTGGCGGGACATTGCCAAACTCAGAAATTCGGCTAGTACAAATCTTCTCATCTTAGACGAAATTTTTGATAGTTCTTTGGATGGTGCAGGAACAGATTTCTTCACAAATATTATTCGGTATGTAATTCAAGATGCTCATGTGTTCGTAATCTCGCATAAGACCGACGATCTCATGGATAAATTTGACAAGGTGATGAAATTCGATAAAGTAAAAGGATTCAGTAAACTAGTGTCATGACCACACCAAACTGGCAACACAACTCTGGGAAACCCCAGAAACGAAAACTCAAACCGCAAGCACTGCGCCAGGCAAAAGCACGACTGGCCCAGTTCAAAAAGCGTCACATGAACCGCTCCAATGGGGCGGTTTCGTCGTATTATGACTACATACGAAACAAAGTCCATGCCTGTTAATCACGAAGTCAAGGGTCAACTTGCCCGTCTACTCGCAACTGAAGATCTTGTTGTAGAACATAAACAGGTTCCTACGGCATGTTTTAATGTCGATACCCGTGTCTTGACTCTGCCGATGTGGGAGAAAGCTTCCAACGCAGTGTATGACATGCTTGTTGGTCATGAAGTTGGTCATGCTCTATATACTCCCAATGAGGATTGGAGTAAGAAGTTTACTATTCCCCAACAATTCGTGAATGTCACTGAGGACGCTCGTATTGAAAAAATGATGAAGCGTCGTTATGCGGGATTGAACAAATCGTTCTTTGCGGGTTATAAAGAACTTCATGAGGATGATTTTTTCCAAATCAAGGATGATGATGTTTCCACTTATAATCTTGCAGACCGTGTAAATCTGTGGTTTAAGATTGGTGGATTTACTCAGATTCCTATTGAAAGGGGTGAAGAAACTGAGATCCTGAATATGGTTGCAGATGCAGAAACTTTTGATGATGCTATTGCAGCTGCGGTAAAACTTTACGAATATTGTAAGAGGAAAGATCAAGAACAGACTAAGATTGATTCTTTTGATAGTCTTGAATCTACCCCCGGTAGTGGGTCGGAAAGTGCGCC